TCCGCGTACTCGGCAGATGAGCTGATCACGATCGGCGCCGAGAGGATGCGTATCCTCGACATCGCGGGAGACTCCCTGATCGTCACCCGCGCCGCGGACGGCAGCACCCTTGCCCCACACACCACGGGCGCGAGCATCTATGCTCCCCGGACCCTCAGTGTCACCCGCGGCGCCACGGGCACAACCGCGGCGACGCACCTCACCTCGGCGACCGTGTACAAGCAGGTGTACCCGGCTACCTTGCGAGCGCTCGCGCTCGCGGAGTCGCTCAACTCCCTGGAGCAGGAGGCGTCCGCGTACGCGCGGACGATCGGATCCGGCGAGGCGGAGCGCAATGCGTCCGGTGCCGGCATCGCCGACATTCGACGTGCCGCCGAGGTGCGCATGCGCCGCGCGCGCGGGCCGTGGGCGGTGTAGCCGATGAACAACCTCATGACCGTGAGGATCAGCGGGCCACTTTTCGAGTCCGCGACGGACGACATCATCGACGAGTACCTCGACGAGGTGTCCTTTGCCGTGGCGGGACAGGTGCTCTCCGAAATCCAGGACATATTGAACGTCAAGATCAAGCGCCCGACCCCGTACTACGAAACGCAGGTGCAGATTGTTCCCCTGGTCGCCGAGCACACCTCGGCGGTCAACGACTCCGGGGTCGTGTACGGGCCGTGGCTTGAGGGTGTCTCGGAGCGCAATCAGCAGACCAGCTTCAAGGGGTATCACGCATTCCGCAATGGCCTCGCGCGAGCCGAGGGTGAAGTCGACCGTGCCCTCGTGGGGCCCAACGCACTCCTCGTGCAGAGGCTTGGTGGGTAGCGGTGTCGATCAACATAGCCGGCTCCCTGTCCGTCCTAACGTCCCACGCCGAGGCGTCCGGGTGGTTCGCCCAGGTCACGACGCACGAGCCTAAGGCGGCCCCCCACACGGGGGACCGAATGAGCGTGTCAATCGTGCTCGCCTCCCTGGACCCCGCTCCGCGCGGATCCGGCCTGGCGAACACCTCGGCCGTGGTTGTCTTCCGGGCACGGATGCAGATTGACATGATGACCGAGCCGCAGGATGCCATTGACGTCGGCATCGGCCTGGCCGCGGTGGAATTTATGCGTCGCGTATCCGCCGATTTCGATCTTGGCGGAACGGTAAGGAACGTCCTCCTCCTCGGCGGCCACGGAACACGCGGACTGAGCTTTCAGTCCGGGTACGTGCAGCAAGGCGGGACGTTCTACCGAGCAGGAACGGTGCTCATTCCGTGCATCGTCAATGACGTATGGGCACAGTCTGCCTAGGGAGGTAGTGACATGGCGAAACAGTCGGGGCTTGGTGACAACCTCTACGTGGGCGGATACAACCTGTCCGGAGATATCGGGTCGCTCGGTGGGATCAGCGGGGGAAACTCCCCGCTCGGGGTTACCGGCATCAACTCCAGCGGCGAGGAGCGCACCGGGGGGAAGCGGTCGGGAGCCATTGAGTTCTCGTCGTTCTTCAATGACGCCGCGGGACGCGCACACCCCACACTGTCCGCGCTCCCGACCACGCGGGTACAGGTGATGTACCTGAGGGGTACGACCATCGGCAACGCCGGCGCGGCCATGATTGGCCGACAGGTCGGCTACGACGGGACCCTGAGTGACTCTGGGGAACTGACCTTTGCCGTGTCCGCTCAGTCGGACGGGTACGGCCTGGAGTGGGGCCGGCAGCACACCGACGGAATGCGCACCGACACCGGGGCCACCGAGGGCAACGGGGTGCAGCACGCGGACGGCGCCACGGCGTACGGGCTACAGGCGTACTTGCAGGTGCTGAGCTTCGCGGGGACCGATGCGACGATCAAGCTGCAATCGTCCTCGGATGACGGGGGGGTCGATGCCTATGCGGACGTGACCGGCGGGGGCTTCACCGAGATCACCTCGGCGCCGTTCGTGGAGCGCATCGCTTCCGCCGTGGACCTTGCGGTGGAGGAGTACTTGCGGGTGGTCACCGTGACCACGGGTGGATTTACGGAGCTGACGTTCGCCGTACTCGTCGTGCGCAATCTCGCCACGCCGGCCTTCTGAGGGGCGGGGAAATGAAAGGGATCATCACGACCAGATACCCCGGAGCCACGCGCCCAGTGTCCGTGGTCCTACCGAAGATGCCGCCCGCGGCCTACAAGACGTACAGAGTGCTCGCCCCCTTGTCGACGCATTGGCGCGCGGCCACCTGCGAGGAGGTCGGGTGCCGAGCGCATGCGCGCGGGTGGGTGACGACGGTCCCCGCCGGCAGCCGGCTGGAGCACACGGTGCGCACCAGCGGTAGGCACTGGACCTCGGAGGAGCGACAGGCGGACGGCACGGTGCGGTTCGCGTTCCCGCCGGGGACTGAGTGCTTCGAGTCGTCCCGGCATCGTGTCCGGGTGAGGGGTGATTCAGTGTACACAGTCACCGATGGTGACTGGCGCGGCAATCCGCGCGGGACCGCGCCGAGGCTGCATACCCGCGCCGATGATTTTGTCGACGATTGGGCCACGCACCAGCAGCGGCTAGCCGACCGGTTCAGCCGAGGGTAATAAGGAAGATAGGGAGGCAAGGAAATGGCGAAAGAGTCTGGCATCGGCTTTTCGGTCACCGTCGACAATTCTGCCGGCGCGGGCAAGGACATCTCGAACGACGTCACGGGCTTGCAGTTCTCGACCCCCCGCGGGGTCCAGGAGGTGACCGGTGTCGACGTGGCAGCCGTGGAACGCATCCTTCTGCTGGCTGACTTCTCCGTCAGTTTCAGCGGCGTGTTCAACGACGAGGCGGACATGTCTCACGCGGTGTTCTCCACGGTACCGAGCACCTCGGTCGAGCGGACCACGGCCCTCGTCCACTCCGGACAGACCCTGAGCGTCGAGGCTCTTTTCACGGACTACGCGATCTCGCGGTCCGACTCCGGGGAGCTGACGTGGACAACTCCAGGTGTGCTCGCGGACGGCACCGTGCCGACGTGGTCCTGACAACCCGGGGGGAGTCCAGCATGAGCGACGAGGCCGGCGTCTTCCTGGCGCCACCCATGACGATCAGGCTCGTTTTCGACGATGAGAGGTACGCCGGCCTCGTCGTGCGGGCCCGGTCCATGTCGATCGGTGACTACCTGGAGTTTCAGGCGCTCTCGGCGCGCGCCGAGGAGACGGTGAGCGGGTCACGCGAGATGCTGTCCGTCTTTGCGGACCGGATCGTCAGTTGGAACATCGCGGATCCCGAAACCGGGAGCCCGGTGCCGGCAACGCTCGATGGGTTGTTGACCCTCGAACCGAACTTCGTCCTGGACATGATCCGGGCGTGGCGCGCGGCAATGACAGGGGTGACGAAAGATCAGGGAAAAGGCTCCGGCTCTGGAGAGACTTCCCCGGAGCTATCGGTGCCGATGGAACTCACGTAACCAAGCCGCCGGAGCTCGAACGAGCTCAGGTGATCATCAATCTGTGCCGGCAATTCGGGGCGCTCCCCTCGGCGGTGCTCGCCGAGGACGTGCGACTGCTGCACTACCTGGCAGTGCTGCACGAGGGAACCCCGCAGGACGAGTAAGGAGGAGGACGCGCCGTGGCGGAAAACGAGATCGAGGTCGTCGTCAAGGCGACCGACCGCGGCGCGTCGGCCGGATTGAAGTCGATCTCATCCAAGGCGCGGCACGCCTCGGATGAGATCGACAAGGGTGGTAAGCGGGGAGAGGCCGGCTTCAAGGGACTCTCGTCGGCAGTCGGTATCTTCGGAGGTGCGCTCCTCGGCGCGACCGCCGCAGTCGGTGGCCTGTTCGGTGCCATCCAGACGGGCATGGATCGCGCCGACCTTGACGCGAAGTTCCAAGCCCAGATGGCCGGATTCGGGCCCGAGGCTGCCACGGCCGGCGCCGCGGCCGGGGAGATCTACACCGACGCCTTCGGCGAGTCAATGGCGGACGTCAACGACACGGTGCGCCGAGTGTGGCAGGACATCGGGCAAGGGTCCGCCGCCTGGACCCGCAAGGTCTCCGAGCAAGTGATCTCGGTCGCGGATACCTTCGACTCCGAGATGTCCGGGGTCACCCGTGGCGTTGGCCAGATGCTGCGCACGGGGCTTGCCGGCTCAGCCGAGGAGGCCCTCGACATCGTCACCGCCGCATTTCAACATGGTGTGGACAAGTCCGGGGACTTCCTCGAAACCCTGGAGGAGTACGGGACGCAGTTCCGCAAGCTTGGTCTCGATGGGCAGACCGCGGTCGGACTTCTGACCCAGGGACTCCAGGCCGGGGCGCGGGATGCCGACACCGTCGCGGATGCGATCAAGGAGTTCTCCATCCGCGCGATTGACGGAAGCAAGGCATCCTCGGGCGCCTTCAAGGCGCTCGGACTTGACGCCAAGGACATGGCACATCAGATTGCCTCCGGGGGTGATTCGGCGAAGCAAGGACTCGATAAGGTTCTCGATCTATTGCGCGCGGTGAAGGATCCGGTCGAGCGCGACGCGCTCGCCGTAGCCCTTTTCGGGACCAAGGCGGAGGACCTCGGCAAGGCGCTCTACGCGCTCGATCCGTCCAGGGCGGCGGCAGCCCTCGGGGAGGTCGGGGGCGCGGCGGAGAAGTTGACGGCCAAGGTGGGGGACACTCCAGCCGCGAAGCTGGAGCACTACAAGCGGATGCTCTCCTCCGGATTCTCCTCGGCCATGGCGGACGCCGTGGTGTGGATCGCAGACAGATTGTCCGATCTCGAACCCATTCTCAAGGAGCTCGGCGACGAGGCGATGCCGATCTTGAGGGAGGCTGCGGACTCCCTCGGCGCATCATTCAAGAAGATGGATGAGGCAGGGGTCACCGACAACCTCAAGGAAATTGCGAAGGTCGTAGGCGGGGCGCTCGCAGCTGCATTTATTGGAAGCGTCGAGGCGGTCGCAACACTTGCCGATTGGTTCGGCAAGCTCGTTGACGCCTCAATATGGATGCGGGACCGATTCTCCGACATCGGCGACACCCTGGAGAAGGTGAAGGAGTGGTTCAAGGCGCTCCCCGATGAGACCAAGGATGCAATCAGCGACCTTCCGTCGAAAATTGATGAGGTCATCACCGACATGTCGGACAAGGTGATGTACGCCATCGGATGGATGATCGGGACGGCCGTCCGGGAGTTCCTCTCGCTCCCCGGGCGCGCACGGAACGCCGTGGCAGCACTGCCGGGGGAGATCTCCGGTGTCCTGTCGGCGGCGCGGGCCGCCGCCATGTCGGTGGCATCCTCCGCCGTGTCCAGGGTGGTCAATATCTTCACGAGCCTTCCCGGTCGGGCCAGGGGGGCCGTGTCCGGACTCCCCGGTGCGATCAAGGCGGCAGCGGCCGGCGCCGGAGGGTGGCTCGTCAGTGCCGGATGGGACGTCGTGCGCGGACTCGTCCATGGCGTCACGAGTGCGATCTCGTGGGGCCGCGGACGAGTCTCCTCGGCACTGCACGGCATCGTCGCCGGACTGCACATCCCCGGATTCGCTCACGGCGGGATCGTGGGCGCAGCAGCCGGCGGCGGGCCCCGGTCGAATCTGACCATGGTCGGCGAGCACGGGCCCGAGCTCGTCAGCCTGCCCCCGGGCTCACAGGTGCGCAGCAACGCGG